CGTTAGACGGGGGTGATATACCATTGAGATTTACATATGACATTATGGCAAATCCTAACGAAGAAGATATACTTTCAGAAGACTTCAGAAACTACATTGGTGATATTTTAATTGAAGTAGTTGAACAACAATTAAAAGAAGGTAAGGTAGATATTGGAAAGTAACTTTATCAAAACATACGATAATGTATTGTCAAAAGACCAATGTCAACATTTAATAGATAAATTTGAAGACAGTCGTGTACAATGGCAGAAGACAGAATTAAAAGATCATAGATCGTTTACTGAAATTAATATAAACTTACATGAAGATTGGAAAGAGTATGAGAAAATAGTTTATACTTCATTAAGACCATACATTGATAGATACGCTGAAAGATTTAAAATCACTCACAATTGGCCAGAGAAATTTGGTTGGGAACAAATTAGATTTAAGAAATACGAAGTAAATGACAAAGATGAGTTTAAAGAGCATGTTGATGTTATGGATTATGCTAGTGCTAAACGGTTTTTAGTATTCTTTTTATATTTAAATGACAACGAAGGAGGGTTGACTTCCTTCCCAGAATATGATACAATGATAGAACCAAAGGCAGGTAAGTTACTAATGTTTCCACCATTATGGACACATAAACATATAGGCCACAAACCATTAACAAAACCAAAGTATATTATAGGAAGTTATTTACATTACACATGAACGACAGAATAGAAAACACAATATTAAATAATCTTTTCTACAATGAAGACTTTACAAGAAAAGCATTACCCTTTATTAGAGATAACTATTTCTCTAAAAGAGATGAGAGAAATTTATATATTGAAATAGAAAAGTTTTTACTCAAATATAATAATCTCCCTACAAAAGAAGCTATCCTAATAGAACTTAATAATAGAAAAGATTTAAACGAAGAAGAATATAAAAACGTAAAAGATTTAGTTTCTACTATTCATAATGAAGAAACTGATTTAAAATGGTTATTAGATACGACAGAAAGATTTTGTAAAGATAGAGCCGTTCATAATGCTGTATTAGAAGGTATTAAAATATTAGATGGTAAAGATAAAACTAGAACTCCAGAAGCATTACCTAGTTTATTAAGTGACGCATTAAGTGTAAGTTTTGATAAACACGTTGGTCATGATTACATAGAAGACGCACAAGAAAGATTTGATTGGTACCATACAAAAGAAAAAAGATACCCATTTGATTTATCATACTTCAATAGAATTACCAAAGGGGGTATACCAAGTAAGACTTTGAATATCGCTTTGGCTGGTACGGGTGTTGGTAAATCTTTGTTTATGTGTCATGCTGCTGCAGCATTCTTAACTCAAGGTTTGAATGTATTATATATTACTTTAGAGATGGCAGAAGAACGTATCGCTGAAAGAATAGACGCAAACTTATTTGATATTTCTATGGACGATATTAGAACTATGCCCAAAGATGTGTACGACAACAAAGTTAAAAAATTAGAAGATAAAACAAATGGTAGATTAATTATTAAAGAATATCCTACTGCGTCAGCTCATAGTGGTCATTTTAAAGCGCTGATAAATGAATTAGCATTAAAGAAAAGTTTTAAACCCCAAGTTATCTTTATTGATTATCTTAATATATGTGCTAGTGCTAGATTTAAAGGCGGTAACATATCATCATACTTTTACATCAAAGCTATTGCCGAAGAGCTTAGAGGTCTTGCAGTAGAACATGATGTACCTATCTTTAGTGCAACACAGACAACTAGAAGTGGGTTTACTTCTTCTGATATTGGATTAGAAGATACTTCAGAATCATTTGGTCTACCAGCAACAGCAGATTTTATGTTTGCTCTAATTAGTAATGAAGAATTAGAAGGTCTAGGACAAATGAAAGTAAAACAATTAAAGAATCGTTATAATGACCCAAGTATAAACAGGTCATTTATAATAGGTGTTGATAGAGCTAAAATGAGATTATATGATACTGATAACTCAGCACAAAATATAGTAGGTGGTAAGGAACTAAAACAGGAGGAAAACTATCCATCACCTGAAGATTCATATGAAAAGTTTTCCGATTTTAAATTATAGGAGAAATAATGAGTAAATTTGTAGTATTTACAAACGCAAATCCACCCTTTGAAGGAACGGATATAGTTATTAATGTTGATAATATTGTCACCATTTATAGAGATTTAACAAAAGAAAACAAAGTAGCATTATGGTCAAAAGAAAACTTTTGGCATATTGAAGAAGATTTTAATACTGTTATGGAAAAAATAGGATTAGATTATAAAGAAAAAGTAAAAGATAAGGAGATTAACTAATGATTGAAAATAGTTTATTTACAATTCCAATGTGGTCTATCCCAACTTTAAATTTTAAAAAGAAAAAACCACAATTAGAAAAATTATGTAAAGCATTTCCTGAAAGAAAACATGGTATACAATCTTTTGCTACAAATAGACAAAAAGATAGATCAGGGTTTGCTGATGCTTTTAATAATATTATGAACGAAGAACTAGGAATGCTTTCTCAAAAATTAAAGAAAGATTTACTATTACAAGACATATGGTCTGTGTCATATAAGAAAGGCGACTACCACACACCACACGATCATGGTTCAGTTGGTCTTTGTGGAGTATTGTATTTAAACATGCCAAAAGATGGCGCTGTTACTCAATACATACAACCTTGGAATGATTGGTACAGTGATAGAACAATATATTATCCATTAAAAGTTAATGAAGGTGATATAGTTATTACACCAAAATTTGTTAGACACTTTACTGAACCTCACAAATCAAAACAAATTAAAAGAATAATTAGTTGGGACATGGGTGTAAGTTAATGGTCAAAAAACAAAAAGTTAGATTTCATAGAGGCGATAGAAGACCTAATAATGAGCAACCGGATCTGTCTTATACTAAAAAGATGAAGAAGACGGGTAAAGACATTATATGGCAGGTAGTGGAAAAGCCCACTAAAAACGTGATTGCAGAATATTTTTTTGAAGAAGACGCCCACACGGTAGTTAAGTTTCAAAACAAAAATCAAGTGTGGCAATCTAACGGAGGTGTGCCTAAATTCTTATGGACAAGGGTTTAGTCTTATAAATATAATAAACAATTGATTTATATGGAGCATGTGAATATAGTAATGGAACCAATGAAAGAGAAAAATGTTTGTTTATCAGACGGAGAATTTAAAAAACGGTAAAAAGTATATAGGTGTATGCACATTCAATAGTGATTCCTACCTAGGAAGTGGGAGACTAGTAAAGTCTGCCATACGCAAATACGGAAGAGAGAATTTCAAAAGAACAATATTAGAACATTGTTCCACTCCAGAGGAAGTATATTTAAAAGAGATATACTATATCAACAAATATAACGCTGTAAAATCCAAAGACTATTATAATCTATCATATGGTGGTTATGGTGGCAATTCAGAAACTACAAAAGAATATTGGTCTAAAATAGAAGATAATAAAACTGCTAGAAACTGGAGTAGAGTTCCAACTTATAGTATGTTAGGCAAAAAACATAGTGAAGAAACCAAAAAACTTATAGGTTCTAAAAGTGTGGATAGAAATTGGGGTAGAAAAACTCCAGTAACAGGACACAATAATCCGAAAGCAAAAGCTTGTTATGTTAATGGAAAATATTATCAATGTCTAAAATATTTCTGGTATGAAAATCAAAACATACCATATTCATCATTAAAAAGTGCCGCTAATGGCAAAGGTTATACATCAAAATATAATTTAACAATTCAATATAAAGAAAGGTTAGGTGCTCCGAATGTTTAGTTTCAAAGGTTTTATTACCCAAGATAGAAATACTCATTTGGAGCACCTGTGACGACTCGAAGACGATATAATAAATCGTGGTACTCAAGGCGGGCAGAATGCGTTAAACTTTTTACGATCGGTGAGAGATATGCTCGCTGGTTCGTCAAATAAAAAAGTTAATATGACAGTTAAATGGGATGGCGCTCCAGCTATCATCTGTGGTATTGATCCAGAAAATGGTAAGTTCTTTGTTGGTACCAAATCTGTATTCAATAAAAATCCTAAAGTAAATTACACCAATGCTGATATTAGAAAAAATCACTCTGGCGAATTAGGTAATAAACTATCAATCGCATTAAAAGAATTATCACGTCTAGGTATTAAAGGCGTATTACAAGGCGACTTTCTATTCTCACAATCAGATTTAAAAAC